ATGCCACCAAAAACCCTGATTATCAAACATAGCACCATTAACATCTTCAATAGTGTTAAAAGTCATTCTATCTCCTCCACATCGCAGAAAGTCATATCAAATTGGAATACTCTGCCTTTAACTTTTATCTGTCCAGTATTATCATCAAGCATAACAATCTGACCAAGTAATGATTTAAAATCAATCTGCTCTTGCTCAACATCATCAAAAAACATTGATAACTGCGAAATTAACTCCTCATCACTGAACCATTCACTTACAGCCATTCAATCTCACCATCCAACACAAACTTCTTATTCAATATCTCTTTTAACTCATCAGAAGCAACAGACATATATCTTGATGAAATATAAGGATTATCCGAAGTCAAACAATTCTCACTTGCATCAAAATCATCAACAAAAACATACAAAGTCAAACCATAAATACTCAACAAATTATCCACAGTCAAATACTCAAGTTTCTCAAATATGATCCTTTCACGATACGATTCATCAGATTCACCATCACGACGAACAACACCAAAATCAACACCATGAGCATCCAACCAACCACCACTAGCAGACTGCAAAAACAAACCATCAAAAACAGACTCAGTACTCACTGAATCCATAAACTCACCAACACTCTTATCCAAAACAGTCCGTAACTGATTATCCTCATCCTGCAAATCCGAATGCTGAGGCAACATCTCCACCATCATATCCATAAAAACAGACATAAACATTACACCTCATTCTGAACAAAAGTAACAGTACCAAGTCTCAAAACACCATTAACAGCCGGAGACACAGAAGTCATCTCCGAACCATCAACAACAACCGAAGTCACACCAACAACACTATCAAACAAACCACAAGCATCAACCACCATATCCCTTGTCAAAACATCATTAATATCCAAACCCGCATAATCAACACGGTCAAAACTAGTACCATCAACAAAACTAGTCAAATTATCCAACAGATCACTATCACTAACCCGACTAACAACCTCAAGAGTCACAGTCATAGAAACATCAGTATAAACCGGCCTATCAACAATAAAACTATGATTCAAAACATGATTATCACTAGCAGTCAACATAGCCAAAACATCCAACAAGACAACATCAGGAGTAGGTTTACTTATACCATTCACTAAGACCTTTTTAGTGTGATTCGCATCATCAACCAACAATACATCATGCACACCATCAATACCCTCACAGAGATTAATATAATACCCCATAGTACCGAAACCATCCGCACGAACAGACTCCAACAAACGTTCACGGTAATCCTCATCATCTTCATAATCAGCACCAAACTCAAAAGCCTCAGCATTAGAAACAGTAATTAAATTAGTATCCAATTCATTATCAATAATACTATCAATACTTCCTGAGCCAACATTACCATCAGAACCCATTGTCAAACAAGTAACAGAAACATCAGCAGACAATTCGCCCATACCAATAACACAATCCAAATCAGTACTGAATTCCAAACCAGTATCCAAAGATGCAACAATAGTATCAGCAGGAATCACAACATCACTTGTTTGAGCTTCACTTAAAGTAAAGGTAACATCACCCACAGCTTCCGCACCTTCCTCACGAGGCAAATCAATAAAAGGAGATTCACCAATACGGTCTAAGAATTCACCATAACTAGTAGATACAAATGCAATTCTTGTTGCTTCGTGTTGCTCATCCAATAAAGCAAAAATTCCAACCGCAAAAGCCTCCAATAAATTCCTAATCTCACTTCCTTCGTTAAAATCAGTAACTCTTGTCTCACCAACTTCCAATTTCATCCCATAATAATTAACCATTTGATTAACAAGATTTGACAAATTGATTTCATCACCATTAGTATTATTAAATGTAACTTCTTCCAAAGCCATAAATATTATTCCTCCACCATATCAACAATTTCCAATTCAGTATCTCCCGCAACAAGATTCAACTCAATAGTATTCGTAAGAGAAGGATTTAAAATTAAAGTAATCCTTAACTTACCATTTCCATCATAACCTATGTTACTTGAATAATTCTCCAATCTATCCTCATTATTTAACACAGTATTTAACTCTGTTTTAATCAAATCGATTGTAACATCATTACCTTGCCAACCGAAGAAACTGCGGAGAATACTCCCGTAATCATCATAGAATAAATCTAATTCATTTAAACGAGTATTCAACCTATTCACTACTGCTTGTGCAAGATTATCATTATAACTAACTAGTTTCAAATCTCCGTCGTGGAATCCGAAACTGCTGTCTAAATCTACACCTAAATCATATAAGACTTCATCTGCCATAATAAACTCCTCTCGAAATTTTAACAACCATAACTCGGATAACAATCTGGGAAATTGCCGTTTTTCCTATCCCAATTACCACCTTTACCACCAGGTGCATGTCTATTTCCATTACTATACCATAAGGTATTCCAGGCAGAACCGCTACCAGTTGGGTCACTCACATAATATTTCCCATTTATCACAATAACTGTCCAAAAATGACCATTATTATGTGTCCTATGAACAATATATGCATTTAATCCTGCAGACAACATCATTCTACATGACAATGTAGCAGTATCCGCACAATTCAAGGCTCTACGATTTTTATAACATTGCTCTGCGGTTTTATATTTCGCACAACAATACCTTTTGTATTTGACTTCTTTCTGCAGCCAACCATGAATCAACTTCGCTTTTTTCAAAGGATCTGTCTGATTGCCAACAATATTTTTAACAAGATTATCAATTGTCTTACCTTGACCCCCTTTTAAGGTAGTGTTTTTACCATTGCTAATCGCTTTTGTCTTATTCTTGTTAGAAGAAGAAGATGATGTATTCTTATTAGCAGTATCTCTATAAGACTTCTGCATATTCTTAATAGACTCATTATAACTACTATAAGAAGATGGAAACGCATTCAAAGACAATTCCATTGTACCCGTACGGCCTTTAACCTTAATATTACAACCCTCAATATACCAACGATTCTTAACATAACCGCTCCATCTGTTACTGCTACTGTTTAAGGTTTTTGCCAATATAGTCCAGTTAGCTAAATCAAACTCCTTAGGCAATTCAGTGAACAGCCATTGATTAGTATGCACACTTTTCAAAGCCAGATTACCTAATGGTAAAGTAATGCTTAAAGATAGGAAATCTCGGTTATGTTCAGTAATCTTTTTCAAAGCTTCAGATTGAACCAGTAATTTTTCATTTGTAGAAGTCATTTCACATACCCCTTCATTTTCAAGTAGCCTCCTGCAAGGAACTGTTTATAAGCTTCATCAACACTTGTACCACAACAATAACAAACTTTGGAATGATATTTAACATACCATTTATGCAAGTCTTTAATTAAGACTCCGCCTTTTGCTCCGCTGTAATTGTCATCCCATGCTTTCGGTACACGGTAACCTCTGAAATCACCATGTCTTTTGTACCACATTCCTTTCTTGTTGTACTTTCCTTTTTTACTTGTCCAACCTTTACTGTCGAACATCTGCACCAAACGAACACCATATTTCTCATGTTTGCCTTTCAACCAACCGGTCACTGGTTCATCAATGGTTTTAGGGTCAACACCGTTATAGATAGTCAAGTTAACTGCATACTTACTAGACAGTTTATCATACGATTTCGAATGTGTACTTGGACCTGTACCTAAATCAGTAACACTCCAACCGTCTTTTTGAAGTTTTTTAATAATCCCACTTTTGAAACCTTTAGTTCCTCCTTTATCTTCACAAACCATAATCTTCTTAGCTTTCTTATTGAAAGGGTTTCCATTACTAGAACCAGAAGACGATGATGAGTGAGTGGTTTTAGTAGATGTACTAGTTTTAGTAGAAGAAGCTGCTTTTGTATTATTATTAGGATTTGAAACACTAGTAGCAACACTTCCGAAAAATGAGTTTAGATTTAACTTCAGTACTGACTCGCTTGAAATCACAGACCCTGCCTCCAATCCTTGCCCATTAACAATAACTCCAGTAATTGCATTTGTTGTACTGAATTTAAACTTACGATTGGAATACATATTACTAGATAAATGCAAACCAGTATTCTCCCAATCCGTTTTAGAGAGAGGAGTAATTTGTAATACTCCTTTATTGTTAAACCATACATCAAAGAAACCAGGTCTTGAGAATACAACATCACGAATAACTTCAATCCATGATTTATCACGTGCGATTAACTGAATAGTTTTGTCAAAAGGATTGCCTGAATAAATGTTTCCTGGGTAATATGATTGATTGTATTTTCCTTTTGCTTTTAAACCGGACAGTACATCGCTCCATGTTTTGATTGTTGAAGCTTTTGGAGATTTTGAGGGTACGCCTCCTCTAGTGATGAGGAATCGTAGTAGATTATACACGTTCACACCAGAAGTGAAGTATTCAAACTTGGAAATGTATAATCTACTGAAATCTTGACATTGATAATCATATAATCCTGTTTCTTCATCATATTCAACATCTAATATAATTCCGGCAAAGTTTTCATGGTATTTGCTTTGTATAAGAATATAGTATTGTCCGTTGGTTAAATCAAAATAAACTGGTGATTTGAAAGTAGCTGTTTTAATACGGTAGTCTGATTCTTTGATATTATATTCTTCAAAAGGAACTGCTTCTGTATTATCCCAACTGGATATTATGGAGTGATTCTGAGCATTCTTTAACCTTAGAACATAAATGTATCCAATAGCATTTGATATGTTTTCATTAACCATAAATTAAACACACTCCCTAAATACTATTTTGATTTAATAATTATACCTGCAGCAGGAAGATTTGATTTAATAGTTTTAGTTTTACCAACCTGACCACATTTACCCACAAGACAATTAAAAGTGTTTTGGTCGACTTTACCAGTCTGTTTCAGACCATATTTCTTATTCTTTTTCTGAAAATATTTAACAGCATTCTTTGTGTCCTTACCATACCATCCATCCTTTTTCAGATTTGGTTTGCAACCTTTCTTGTTCAAGATTTCTTGCATGTATTTAACACAAGTCACTACCTTTTTCTTTTTAGAGTAAACCAGTTTGGTTTTACCGCATTTCTTTAATTTTTGAGTAGTTGTTAGTTTAGCTTGAGCTTGTTTCTTTTTAGCTTTTGCTTTTGCTTTTTCATATTTTTTAATTGCGGTTGTAACTCCGGCATTGGTTTTTGAAAATCCCGTATATACAAATTGTTCAAATTTAATGAACTCCAAAGTCCAAATACTGGATTTCTCATGAGATTGCTTCCTTGAACTATTATCCTTGATAATATACAATCCGTTCGGAACATCAATCGCTCTAGTAACGACATTGACCGGAATCATTTTTTTAATCCAGTAATCCAACATTTCACTAATAGAAACATTACCATAATAAGTATTCATAGTAGACCATGTGATATTAGCTAAATTCCCCGCACCAATATCCGCACCATAAATAGTTCCACCTTCCAAGATAGTTTTATCAACATTCAAAAAATCATCAGAAGTTATCAAAACATCCACTTTAAATGTGTCACCTTTACCACTGTTATTCTGGAAATGCTTATCACCACTAGCTAAATCGTTGACTTGAATATTCACATCAGGAACATAATTAACACCACTATCCTGAACAACACGCAAAGTAACAGGAACAACATTCCAATCCATGTATTTAGAATCACGAGGACAAATGCTCAAAAAAGCCCCTTTTAAATCAGTATCTTTATCATAAATACTCATAAAATATCACCATTATACTGTTCTGTTAGCAGTTTTATTATTCCAAGACAATTCACGTCTTACAACATCAACAATCTGATTAACCCTACGGTCACTATCAACATCACCCTCAATATTAATGATAATATCACCTTGAGATTGTCCTGCAACATTCAACACTCTGTCGATAGATCCATTCGCAAAATTATCATCATCAAAGTCAACACCCAATGTAGGGTTACCGAAACTGTCCACAGCATCCTCACCTAATGCTGAAAGACTGCTTGTTAATTTTTCCCCTTCTTTAGGTACACGTTTTCCCATTTCGGAAACTTCCCAAACAATCATTCTTTGCATTGTTCCTGGTGATGCTATACCTAATGCGGATAAGAATTGTTTAACTGCATTTACACCTGCTTCCCAAAACTTAGCCGGCAAAGTAGCAGCCCATTCATTAACTTTATCTAAAGCATTGCCTAATTCCGCACCTAATTTCTGTGGAATTTGCACAATATTATTTATAAAATTAGATAATCCTTTTGCACCGGCATTAAGCATTGTAGATATGAAATTGGCTCCAAATCCTAAGGCTTTTGCAATAGCATTCGCTAAAGCAATTCCTAATCTTATCGGCAACATTGGAATAAACAATATAAATCCAAGTATTGCCTGTATCCAGTTTTGAGTGTTTAAACCTAACTGAGATGTGAACTGATTGAATAAGTTTCCGAGCCATTGCAACGCTCCAGTAACAACACCATAAATATATTGTCCGAATTGTACCAATGCTTGCCATGCACCATCGACCATCTGCCTAAACCAATCAACATTGTAATATGCCCATATCAACGCTGCCGCTAATGCGACCAAGGCTAACACAACCAATACAATAGGATTCATGGCCATGACAGCATTAAGTACTGCTTGCGCTCCGGCCAGTAACCAGTCCGCAGCAGCAGATAGTTTAGTCATGATTTCTAAATCTTTTAACCATTTAATCATTCCTAAATCTTTAAT